ATTTTCACCATTTTTGTTGGAAATTGAGATCTTTTCACTGAGATGGATAACAGAGTCCTTGCCTTTTGGTGAGATGTTCTGTGATTTAATAGAGCATGCCTTTCGGCGTAATGAATGTAGATATCGGTTTGGTACGGTTTATGTTCAGGGCCGTAGGATGAGTGGTGAGATGAACACTTCATCTGGAAATGGCTTGATGAACTTAATCATCCTTAGCTATATTGCCTGGAAAAAGGGTGGTTCCGTTAAGGCAGTAGTTGAAGGTGATGATGGTTTGTTGGCCACTGATGTGACCTATTCAACAGATGATTTTACTCGCATTGGTATTCGCTGCAAACTTGAACCACGACAGTCCATCGCGGTTTCTCAGTTTTGTGGACTTTGTTTCGACGAAATTGAGCTGGAGAACATCACCGACCCCCGTGTTGTTCTTCACGAGTTTGCTTGGACTAGCCGTCGTTATGTGGGCGCTAGCGACAGAAAATTAATGGGCTTGCTGCGTTGCAAGGCTCTTTCTTATCTCTACTAATATCCTGGCATGCCGATCGTTGCTCCTCTTATGAAACGTTTATTGTACTTGACACGTTCATATGACCATCGCCATGCTGCTAGGACAGGAAATTGGTGGGATCGATTCATTTACAGGGAGATGGAAGATAACTTTCATTCTATTTACAATCATCGTGTGGGTAAACGGACCAGGGAACTTATGGACAAGGTATATGGTGTTGGGTTAACAGACCAATTGAGGTTTGAAAGTGAGATACCATATATCGACATCCATCATGTTTTCTCCAGCTCAAAGTATCCTTGGTTACGTGACGAGTCTCGTATGATTGCTTTTGATCGTTTTCTTGAATCTCAACCTATCTCAGTCCGTCGTCGTTACTCCGGACATGAGAATTTTGATGAATCGTCGTAACAACAACGGTAAAGGGAGGCGTCCCAATACGCAAGCAATTACACGTCCACTTGCTGAATCTCGCGTTATTCGTAATAATGGTCCAAATTCAGCCACATCTATAACTGTGCGACACCATGAAATGTGTGCCAGGCTTTGGTCAGAACCTAATGAGACTATTAGTCACATTACTTTGAATCCTGCCAATCCTGACATGTTTCCTTGGTTCTCCCAGATTGCACGAGCATATGAAAGGTACACTGTGCAAAGCATTAACTTTTACTTTGTGCCCGAATGTCCGTCTACAGCTGATGGAACTGTTGCTATGGCATTTGATTATGATGTTCTTGATCAGGATCCAACCACCCTTCAAGAGTTGGTTCAAACTCATGGTTCTGTTATGGGCCCTGTATGGAGTAATAATATCAATTGTCGCCCTTGTCCGTCCATGATCAACAGGGGAACGCAGCTATTCGTCAATATGGTGGACAATCCCAG